AGTATTTATATCAGAATCTGGTGACGGCTTGGCTGGGCTTCTAAAGAACTTCTTGCCATCATCTATAACTATAAGAGGAGTGTGTTCATCTTGCCAACTCCCTACTGTATGAGTAAGATAATAGGCAATTCCTTTCCTTAATATGGCCTTATTAAGAACAGAGACATCATCTGTAAAGACAGAGGGAGATACATGAATAATGACTTGTTCATCTGAAACTGCCACATTTAGACCCAAAGTCCTGGTAACATAAATAAGGGGATTAAAGTCCTTATCCAAAACTACTCCCATCCCTCCATAGTATCGCTCTCCTTTAGGAGTTTCTGCTTTAACTAACCTTCCAAAGCTATTACTAACAAAATACTTCATAAGGGTGTCTGCCCCACTACACATCTTAGCAGTCTCAGAGGATACAAGAGGAATAATAATCTCAAGAGAGGCATCATCATCAGCTGTATGAGCCAGATTCTGCAGTAGTAGATTTTTGGATTCTAGATAACCCATAAGAGGAACTTCACTAAAAGCCTTTTCTACTTTAAAATGCAGTTCTGCAGGGCAACCCTCTAAATATTGAGAATTTGAATTGGGCATCTCCTCAAGAGGATGAATCCCTGCAAACCTGCTCATTGTATTATTATAGTTATAAGAAAATTCCATTATGCAACTACTTTAAAATACATAGTGTCAGCACTATACTCAGTAAAGAAAGGCAAATCTCTAGGAACCAGAGGATTACACTCATTTGCACAGAAATTTACAAACAGATTTACCATTACAGAGCCAATCATATTAGCCATAAAGGTGGTCTGCTTATAACTACAGACGGTTTCTTCAGCCTCTGCATCAGAGAATAGGAACTCACTCTCATATTTAGCCATAGCACGGGCATCATCACCCTTTATACAGAGTACCTGAAAACTCTCCGCTGCAAGTCTGCCATCAATGAATAGAGACTCTTTTTTGTCATCTTCAGTACTGTTAATTACAAGCTCTTTCCATTTACAATAGAAAATTCTTCGGGCATTCATGTTATCAAAGCCACAAATCATTATTTTTGTAGCAACACTCTCTTCAGTATACCTCTCACAGAAACCCACACAATCATAATATCTGGCAAAATCAGAACAAATTCTAATAGTGCCATTTACCTTATGTGTACCAACATCTTGAGCTGCATATAACTGACCAGACATATTTCCAGCCTCTACAGTATCATCATCATATAAATAAAGATGGTCAGGATGAAGTCTTGCTAGAAGAAAAGCAACATAACTGCCAATACCTCCAAGTCCTGCAATGGTTATAATCTTGGTTTGAATATTATCAAACCAAATAGCACCACTAAATCTGCTTGTTTCCTCTGAAACAAGAATACTACCGGAATTTACTGGAATTTCCTCAGGGACTTCTTCAACTACTTCTTGAGATTGTGGCTCAGGAAGTGTTTCATCAAAAGGATTAGTAACTTGCTCTCTGACAGACCGGTACTCTTGCATTGCGCGTGCAATGATGGCATCAATATCACTTGCTATAGAAGAAGAATTATTATTCATAATAGATAACCTCCTCATTAAAATTTCTCTTCATAACCTACAAGAAGTTCTATATATTTCTTAATATATTTATTCTCAGGTAAATCCTCCAACTCCTTAATTATGTCACAAGCCAATTGTTCTGGTGAAACAGCATCCTCTTTAGTATCATCAATACTATACCAAGTAAGGAACTCAATGAAATCTGTAGCCCAATACTCAAATAGGAGCATACCTTCATCACTATTTCCAAATCTGTTATTGAACCTCTTTTCCATAGTATCAACAACTTTATCCTTATTGGCACCATTAAGAGAGGTACAAGTAACATTGCCAGAAAGTAGCTGAGCAACAATAGTACTAACTAAGTCTTTATACTTATTATAAGACTTCACTTCTTGCACTACTGGAGTACTTCCAAACCCACTTCCCCTATAAACATACTCATCATCGTCAAACAGGGTAGGCTGCTGAGGAGATTTATAAGTAGTTAGGTCTTTATTCAAGTAGGTATTATAGGATGATGTATAAGGGCTATGAGCAGGAGCAGCCTTCTTCTTAGCTTCCTTAATTTCAGTAAGCCTATCAGCAACTTCCTTCATTCCATTCTCCTGAGGAGTTTCAAACACTATCTCCAGAGTGAAGTATTCAATCTCTTCTCCATCCACAGTCTCTTGGCCACTATTGACAGTACCATTAAATCCTTCATAAGAGACATTTCTAACAGAAGTATACTTGATTTTTCTAGTAATAGCTGCTGAATATTTACCAGCATTATTTACAATCAGAGATACAAAATGATTCCTCTCATCTCCTTCTTCCTGAAGAGTATTCATATCTGTCCCACTGAAGAAGGTAGACATATTATTATGGGAATGAATTAACCCCATTTTACAATCCAATAGTTCCGGCTTTTGAGCCATATAACTAATGACATCGGGAGACATATTAAACTCAGTATATGTTGTGCTTCCAATGTCCATAGGGAAGATGTCTTCGCAGTGAATCTCCAAAGAACCATCCTCAAAATTTCCAGTAGGAGTATAAAACAGAACACCTGACCACTCAGTGTCCCACACTCTTTCGCAGAGAAATCTGATTAGGCGCTCAACTTTATCTGGAATAATAATTTTATAAGTAGTAGACCCCTTCTTCATTGTGGGTTTCATCGCTGTTTCCATATCTAAAATTGATTACATTAAGAAGTTTAGTAGCAATATAATTCAAGATGTTGTTATTTAAAACAACTATATTATTGTCCTCTTCTGCTGTGTTCCCAGCATCTGAGAAAGTAATTGTTACCGGGTGGCCTTTAAAAGTGCAAACCCTGCGCCCTACATACTGAGAATAATGAGCATTCCCATTATAATAGTTAAGCACTTTATAAATTTGTCCATTCATAAATTTGCAATCCAGAAGAATGCGGGCATCAACTAGTTGTGAATAAGATGCCGTAACTCTTCCTGCAGCAAATTCTCTATTATACCAGTTAATAAACAAGTTACTTACTGCAATATAATATTCAGAACAAGACATAGCTAGTTGATATTTTTCTCCAGCATAAGTAAACCTTAGAATATTGCTATCAATTAAATGTTTAGTAAAAGCCGCAATTACAGGGAGACTCAGAACAGGCTGCCTATATCTTCCTAAATGGTATGGATTAAGGTTGTTTTGATATCTAATTGCACCAGAAATTAACTCTAGCCCTCTGCGTAAATCTGATAATTCCTCCAATCTATGATACGGAGTTCCTGCAATAGATTCAACCTGTACAAACTTATCTAGTTCCAAACAAAACAGTCTCCATAGATCTTCATCAAAATCGTGAAGTAGGGAACAAATAGTATTATTTATAGGGCCCCTTCCAGTACAAGGTATTTGAAATGCTTCAAAATTATCTGTAGGAATACTGCAGATATGAGAATGCATATAGTTATTGATGAAATGTTGAACAGTGTACTCAGACCTATTTAGAGTGAATTTAGTCTTTAGTTTTCCTTCAATATCTATGTCAACCTTTGCATATAAATGATTAACATAGGTAAACTTATCATATTCATTGGTTACCTTTACCCTGGGAAAATGTACTAGTATAAATATATTATCAGCATTGCGAGTCAGCCAATGATTGTCTTCTGCTCTCAGATGTTCTTCTGCTTGCTCAAAAGAGGGGAGACCTTGCATATCTACTTTGTCTTCTCCAAAGAAGTCATTGAAAATTTCCAACACTTGGAGAGGACGCGCAACCATATTATTATATGTCTGTTGTAGTGTTTCCGCCATAGTGAAGTAAATAAAATAAAGGGGCGAGTTTCCCCGCCCCTATAAAAGTGTTTTTAAAGGATGCCGTCAAACATCGCATCAATGTCCTTATCAGAATAAGGACTCTTGGGTGCAGCAGGAGCTACATTGCCATCAAGAATGGCACGAATCTCGTCTGCATCCTCAGCAAAGAGGGTATCATCCTCTTCGAGGACATCAAGAAGTTTGCGGAAAGCATCCTCAAGGGGATTCTTAGTAGTAGCACCAGCCTGAGCCTCTTCAATGAGAGACATCAGCTCAGAATTCTTGCACTGAGTGAAATTCTTGCCAAAGGCGGCAATACAGGCATCCTTAAGGCCAAGCTCCTCAATGGCATCATAGAGAGCAACGCGGGCCTCAGGAAGATTTGCACCACTACGAATCTTCTTGTTGGGAACAGTAAGCATGAACACCAGCTCATTGGTCACATTACCTTTATAGGGCACATCGTGAGGGAGAATAGCATCATCAGTAAGGAGCTCAGTATGAGAGAGTCCCTCATAGAAGGTCATGCCATCATAGGCAATGTTCTGAGCAGCAAGAGCGGCCTTCAACTCACGGAGAGTAGTGGCATCAGTGTTAACAACATACTTGTTCTGATTCTGAGTAGAAACAACGGTAATATTCCTAGCTTCCATAATTGTTTTTATTAAAAAGGTTTAAAATGATTTGTTTAAATTTATCTTTGTCTTGAAGAGAGTGATATAAATCTGAGACATCCTTGCCTCCTTCAAACTCTGGTAATACTATATTAGTGAATCCAGTCTGTTTACTTAATTTTTTACCGTCGATCAAACCTGCAGCATCACAGTCAAACAGCACATAGATATTTTTATACCTCCGTTTTAATTCACTAATAGCAGTATCACTCATAGTATATCCTTCACCTTGAGTAGCAATGCAAGGAATACCAGTATTAGACCATAAACATAAGGCATCTTTTAGTGATGAACAAATACAGATTCTATCTCCAAATTCAGGAACTTTAGTCCATAAACTAATGACAGAACTGTCGGTGCTAGTGCACCATTTAAAACCATTCTTATTGAATGGCTGATAAATCTTAATACTGATATTACCTTCCTTCCTCTCTATATAGGCATAGGCATACTTGTCTGCCCCAAATGTATACTTTTTACCATTCTTTATGATAAACTTGTGTGAGATAGGATAAACCTCTGCATATTTTAGCCAATCTATACTAATCCCATAGGATTCCCAGTACTTTACATCATATGGTTTCCAATCTCTGATTTTCACCTCTATCTTAGGATGTGTTTTCTTTGTAATCACAATCTGGGTGCTACCATTACTTACTCTAGTAGATGTGCATTTTGTCCCAGAGCTAGCGGTGAAATCTCTATGTATCTTTTCCAATACTTTACCATAAGGAAGGTGCCACATTTGAGAGAGAAGGTCAAATATACCTCCTCTCTCTCCTGTAGCAAAATCTGTATAGTGCACTTTAACCCCATCAAAACTATATATTCCAAATGAAGGTTTCTTATCTTCTCTTAAAGGAGAATTGATTACACAAGGAATCTCAGTTATATTTAGATATCGTGCAGCTATATTAGCCTCATTTACTTTTGCAAGTATGTCTTCAAGACTAATTGATTCTCTTCCTTGACTAAAAGACATTGCTACTTACTAAAACCAGCCTTTAGGGGCTTCGGTTGCAGCAGGTAAATCCTCTACTGGAGTAGCATCCACCTTATATTCACTAAGGGGACCAACCACAAATTCAGTATTGGGATAGGCACCAGCGTTCTTACGCTCTTTCACTTCAGCATCCAGCTTGCTGTAATCGCTGACATTGTTGCGGAGAACCATCTGAGTATAAGCAGTCTGGAACTGCCTACCATCATCAGTGGTACGCACTCCAAAGAGCACCTTCACCTTATTGTTAGGCTGATATCCAACAATCTCCTTAATTTCAGCAAAGTTGCCATCAAAGAGCTTGTCAGTCTCGCCAAGACGAGCCTCACAATCAGAAGGATTATCTACAAGAACCCATTTACCATCAACATACTTCTGTACATTGGGAATTCCAAGATAGGTCTTGATAAAGTTGGTAAGGTCTTCCTCGCCATTATAGACAGGACGATAGTCTGCATCAAGATTGGCAGGACCATTAGCATACTGAGGAATTTCATGCTTCTCAGACTGCTCCTTGGTGACCCAAGCAGTGCGGCCATACTTGTCAATCACCTGAATCTTGGTGTGCTCACGATTGAAACGATACTCCTTGCGGATAAAATAGGACACCTTGGTGGTCATATCAATGCCACCACATTTCTCAGCCACACTCTTGACAATAAAATCAATGCGGGCATAAGGGACTTTCTTACCCTCAATATCCTGAGTACCAATATATTCGGGAGCTTTATCTAAGGTAGTATTATAGATTTTCTCAAGCTCCTCTTTATTAGGATTCACTGCAAGAATGGTAACAGGTGCAACACCAATATACCTCTTAACACTTCCTCCCTCAGTAGATTCCTTTCCAGCAGAAAAGGCCATAAAAGAAAAATTCTTCTTCATAATTATTAAACATTAAAGACAACATCAGTGGACTCGGCTTCATCAGAAACCTCAGGAAGATTGCCCTCATACTGAAGGCACTGCTCAGAAGTAAAACCACCAGTCATAACCTTAATGGGGGTCTCCCAAGCATCAATCTGATTGTTGATGTTAATCAACTCTGCAGCAAGGTCACGCATCTTAGCATTGACTTTCTCACGCTGAGTGCAGAGTTTCTTTGTGTTCTGGGCAGTCCGCTTGACTGCAGCCATCTGAAATCTGTTAAGAACCATAATTGTTAAAAACTAAAATAAGATTGTTATTTCCGTCAGTAAGTCTTGTTAGATTAAATTCTATCTCCAACTCTTCTAATATTCTAGGTATAAGCATACTTACTAGGGCAGGATTACTAAGTGTATTTAATGCTTCTTCTCTATTTTCTAAGTCTTTGATATCACATAAATATTCTAATAAGACTACTGCATCATTTATACTTTTAGACCTAATGAATTTATTTATGGCAGCAATGCAATCTTCTTTGCTAACCATAATATTCATTCATTGCCTTGACAACAGCCCCTAAATCATTAGGAATGAAGTCTTCAGTGAACATCTCATCAGGAGTCTTTGCAGGAATCTGTACAGTGCCTTCCATAGTTGCGTGAGTATAGAAACCATAAGTAGGCTTGCCCTTATCATCAAATTTAATTGCTGAGTAAAGGACCATTGGGACTACTTCAATCGGATTATACTGATTATCTAGCATTGCTCCTACTGTTGCCACTTTATATCCAGTGGTAATTTTATCACTTTGTATATCCTCACTGTGCATAATGAAGAACACATTGATATCATTTCTCATCTGTTCACAAGTAGCAATAATCTGCTGAAAGTGCTGTGCTAGTTCAGTAAATTTACCATAGCCAGTTTCTTTAGCCCGCTTGAAGAATTCCTTTCTAAGAATGTATACCGCATCATCTAGGATAACATTTTTAATTTGGGACTGCCCATTACAGGCCTGTAAAAGATTAATGAGCTGTTGATACTCATCAATCCTAAATAGATTCTTTTTCTCTGCATCATACAGAGCATTACTTCCCTTAAAGGGGAGCCGCTTTCCTAAAACATTAATAATAACAGTTTCCTTAGGATCAAGGGTCTTAATACTAGTAGATTTACCAGTACCACTTTTTCCGAGGATCATCACAAGATTTGCCATTAGTTCTTTTTTACTAATTGTTTAATTTTATCTATCATATACCTAAAGAAAATCCTATTTGAATTTCCATTAAGAGAAGCCATATATCTATACACTTCTTCAAGAGCAGGCTTATCTTCTGGAGGAGGCAGCTCTTTGAAAGTACAAGTAGCACCATCAAAATATAACGCAATCAATCCTCCCATCTCCCCATCTCTGTTCACACACATCTCCAGAAACCTAATATGATCTTTGAATTTAGTGATATCATATCCCATATATTCTTTGAGACCAAATTTAAAGGGACTAAATAGTCCCATTAGCACATTAACATCTCTTTGAACATATTTACTATCACTTAATCCTGCACCACTTGGCCTAATTCTATTCAATTTGAAACTATCATTGCTCTCATTCTCAGTAGATTGTTGCTGAATAACTATAGGAGTAAAGTTATATCTATTTCTAAGATACTTTGCCAAATATTCACTCAGTTTATCAATGGCTTCTTTCTTGCTTAGACTTCTCTCTTGGTCTATTAAACTGATATGGTCAATCACCACAATTCTATATTCAAATGGGTCATTGGCTTCATATCTGTCAAAGACATCATCCTCATTGAAACTTACAGACTTTTTATATACTGTGCCATTTGCTTCAGCATATTTTCTACATTCATAATATATCATACTACTATAGCTTTCGCTACCAGTTGCAAATAAGGAGTTTAGCCCTATATCTACATACCTGTTTGTGGTCTGGACTATGTCTTCATCCTATTAGGATGCACCTGTATTTAGTCTCTTGGGCTGAGTCATTAGCTCTTCGCCTCGTCAAGTTAGCATATCTCTTTCAAGACTTAGCTTCCGACGATATCCAGGTGTTATAATATAACTAATTACTTAGTTACACGGCATTCGGATTAAACATGGGAGAGAATATATTACATCA